ATGCGCGAGGGATTCATGCACACGGAGTATGCTCACCTCGCGTCCAAGCCCGGATGGGGCAATGCCACGGTAATTTCTGACAGCGAAACCGAAATGAAGCTCTGGGAGGTTGTGTCGTGGAAATACGACATTTCCTTTGAAGACCTTTGGGAGAGGGCAGTAAGAGCATACGACGGTACAAGTTTCAGCCCCGAAGTACGCGCCGCGACAGCAATTCGCGAGTATGAAGCCCTCGTTATTGAGGACTTGAAGGAGCTTCCGGCAGAAGAACACGAAGAGTACGTTGCCAAATTCCGTGAATGGGTCGGGACGCTCTTCTACAAGCACTCCTGCATTTTAAGTTCGATGATTACGGGGCCGGCGAATTTCCCCACCCGTAGAAACGAGAGAGCCAATAACTCCTACGACCGAGCCGTTGAGGAGTTCAACTCGTGGCGAACCAAATATGCGAAACGAGTCGAAAAACGTATCGAGGCGGCCAAGTCTCCCGAAGAGAAGGAGGCTGAGGAGTGGCTCGGTTTGAAGCGAGACATCGACGAATGCGCGCTAACGTGCATGGAGATTGATACCGGCAAAAATACCTATTCGTACCGGACCGCTTTCACGAACTCGATCTCTGGCAAGGTAGAGCGGCTTGCCTACAATGGGAAATCCTCTCTCGTATTGAAGGCCCTCGCATACATCAAAGAGGTGCAGGAGAACAAGGAAGTCGGATTGAAAAAACCGCTCTTCACCTTGCGCCATAGCATCTGGAAGCTCCAAGAGGTTTGCGAAAAAGCCATTCAAAGGCAAGCCGAGCGCGCGAACAAAGATAGCGTAGAGATTCCTTTCGAGGGTGGTAAAATCGTGAAGAACTACGGTGAAGACCGCCTGCAAATCTTCCACAACGAAAAACCGGCATCGAACATCATCTATGCACTCAAGCATAACGGGTTCAAGTGGTCGCGAGCCAACGTGTGCTGGCAGAGGCAACTCACGACGAACTCCTATTATGGAGCGGCGCGAGCCATCGTCGGCGATGGATACGAGCATAACGACGCTCGTGATGCGTTCGTCAAGACTTTGATGAATGCGAAATAAATTTCCTTCAAACGCGTTTTCGGATAACTTACGATTAAACACCATGTTGCATAAAATCGAATAGTTAAGAACGAAAAATGTTTAATTTTTTTGGCAAAAGTGTGAATATTGTTCA